GACTTTTGGTCATTCTTACTTTTGTAACTTTTGAAGGAGATCTTCATGTCAAATCGTAGAGCAGCAATTGATGAGTTCGTCGAACAGCTCGCTAACTTTCTCGAATCCGACTTTTGCGCGTATCATGCAAATGTTACGCGCCCTGTCATGTCCGAGAAGATGCGTGCGCTGATCGAGAAGTACAAAAATCGCAGTTCTGCAGTTCGACTGTTGATCTGTATTTACCTTCTCGAGTCACACCTGTAAGTACCGTGCCCTAGCACGGACGAAGCTGATGTTCTCTTCTTGATGAGGAAGCTCGAGGATTCGGGTCTCCCGGGGACTCTCTGACCGTACGCCGAGAAATCGGTTGGTACGTCTCATAACATCACGGTTATGCAGAGATAGCCGGGGGGCCCTTTCCAAGCGCTCCCTCTTTTAAGCAGAGCCTCATCTTGTCTTGAACTGACGCTTCGTGCGTCAAGGTTGTCAGTGATAACAACTCTGACGTCTTTTAACGTGTCCAGGAACTGGGGTTTGTATGATCAATTATGCAATTGGCAAGGCAGGGAAATTCATTCGCGATAGCTATAGTACCACTGGTACCTTGGTCCTTCACGAAGAACTCTCTGCCAACGTCGAGTGCTATAATCGCACACAAACCAGCACGTTAGGCCCGCGGCCGAACCCGCCTATGCCTCAGAACCCTTATCATTTTAATTACCAACGGTATTCTGCCACGCAGACCGTTGGTAACTTTAATTATGCTTCGGGTGCTAAGATAGTAGGTACGGGTCCGAAGTTGGGGGCTGTAGTTGGTTTCACTTTGGAACCTCCCTACAGCTTTACCCGCCTTTACAACAATGCCCTTGACAAGCTGACTTCAAAAGTCAGAGGCGACCTCGATCTTTCGATCGATCTCGCAGAGCTTGGCAAGACGGTAAAGATGTTAAAGGCCACCGACGACGCTGTTGATTACACAAAAACCTTTATGAAACGCTTTGGCGTGATTAAGGTCGCTTCGAAAGCATGGCTCGCTTACCAATACGGTATGCGTCCCTTGATTTCGACGATCTTCGGTCTCGCCGATGAGAATCTAAGGCTTGTGCTCAACAAGACCTCGCGCTTTCACGTAAGGGCTACTGAGTATTTCAAGCCGGACTCCGTGAGATATGAAACAATCTTCGGTTCTGAGGTTGCTCCTGTTCGCAGCGCTAATATTAAAAAGAGCGTTACGATTGGTTGCGATCTCAAAACTGATCAGTTTGACATATCACGGTTTTCGTCTTTAAATCCCTTTAGCATCGCCTGGGAGCTGACACCTTTATCATTTGTGGCAGATTGGTTCTTTGACCTCGGGTCTTACCTGAGGAACATTGAAACATATGTCGTAAATGCTAACAAGTTCAATAGCGGTTACGTTACGAACTTGAGTGTCGGACCTTGCATGGGGCAGATTAACGTACGAGACCCTGTTGGCAGTGACCCTCGACGCGAGATAGTAATCGTGTTCGATGGTTATCATGTCAACATTGATCGTACGCCTCTGACCTCATATCCAGCTCCTACCCTTCCCCAGTTGGGGGCGGACCTGGGATCGTCGCGTCTCATTTCAGCTGCTGCGCTCTTGGCGCAGCTCCTGAAGGGACACTAATAGACCCTAACCGGTCGCCTGACTTCGAGTGATTGAAGTCTTTAAACGGGAGGCCTCATGGCTTCTAACATCGTCCTCGCGGACGCACAGGGATCACCTGTAAATCACACCTTCGTACCGATCGGTCGCGATGCAAAGGGAGTGTACTGGTTCGAAGATCAATCTCAAGCCAATGCTATTGGCTTCTGGAAGATCTCCATGGAACTGGCACGCCCCTCTTTGCCCGCGGCGCAGCAGTCCTCGGAGGGACGCACGTTTCGTGTCAAGATCGGGCTGCACGAGCCTTTGCTGGAAACCGTGTCTAATAACACGGTCGCCGGCATCGCTCCTGCGCCCACGATCTCGTACACGCCGCGCGTGTTCACCGAGTACATTCTGCCGGAGCGCTCTGCTCTTCTGGATCGTAAAAACGTCCGGAAGATGAACGCGAACCTGCAGGCCGAGGCGCAACTCACCGCCATGGTCGAAAACCTGACCTACATTTCGTAGGCCGGGGGTTCTCGATGCAGAAAACGCAACACCTTGTGGGTGTCGAGCTTTCAGCGATGGAAGCTTTGCGCTGCGCTCTGAAACCGAGTCTTCATTTCGATGACGTTCTTGACTATGTCAATTTCGATATCGATCCGAAGATGTACAATTCGCGCGATAGTTTCATCAGGGATTATGCGTATGTCTCCTTTCTACGAAAGTGGAAAGGGTTCAAAGACCCACGTATAAAACCCGACGATGTTGCTTTCGCCTCTTGGCTGGCTGCCGAGAAGCTCTGCTTTCGGACGAACAGGCGACTTGAAACTGAAGCCTCTACGGGTTTATACTCCGTGGCGCCTCGCATCATTTCCGATGCTCAGCGTAAAATATCTTCAGTTCTCGGTCGTCTTGACTATGATCGCATAGCTGAATTGTGCCGGTTTGGCCCGGGCGCCACTCTCGATCTAAAGAGAGGGGCTACCCATGCCAAGAAAAGCCTCAGACCTTCCATAACTTTCGATGCGATACCGGTCGCTTGTCGCGTGCTTGCACGCGACGAGTACTTAGGGTCGCTCGTCGGTCCTCTCAAGACCTTAAAGGTCGTTGAGACAAACCGTATGGTTATGGTGCCTAAGACTGTTAAGACTCATCGACCTATAGCGGCTGAGCCTACGCTG